TTTACTAAGGAGACCATTTAACAACTTGTAACAAAATGCTGCATACTGACTCCTTCCTCGTGTATCCCCTTTGTTTCCCTCAGGTGCGTAAGGCCTCACGGCCACACCTTTGAAATAATCGGATCCACACGACTCTCGAAATGGCGAGTTGACGAATGTTTTGTCAAGGTTCAATTTGAACCCCAGATCAGAGAAGATAGCTACAACAAACTTATGTAGCCCGGTAGGGTAAATTAAATCATCGCCGTAAACGGAGATGAGTCCCTTAATACCGGTTAAATCTGAAAGAGCTTTCAACAAACAATAGAAGAGGAGTGTCTGTAAAGGGAACGTAAAACCAATTCCCATCGTCATGATTGATTCAAGACGCATAACTCCAACATCGGGAACCTCTACCTGTCGAATAACCCCATACATAATTGCATTGTACCACTCGCGTGGTAATAGTGCATTGAGGATAGACGACAAAAATCCGTGAGACGCATCCGACAAGTCTGCCGTTGCACTCTTTAAGTAGTACTTATTACGCGGATTAGGATCTGAGGCTTGCTTAGCGAGGATACCATGACGTACTTGTTGTCGTGATATGGAAAGCCCTAAAACAATAAGAGCTTTCTCTATTTCCTTTCCCATTCGGTCAGAAAATAGACTGCCTAGCAATGTATTTGGATTAATACCCCGATCTATATCAAACTTCTTAGGTACATTTACTTGTGCCAATGTATCCACCACCTTACAACCCTTTTCATTCAGGTCGAAGATTTCTCTCAACAAAGGATCGTTGGGAAGGTCTTTTCTAAACCTGGATACTTGAAGCGCGCTACCGGTAATCTGTTGGTTGATAAGCTTATTGTCAATGTAAGCATCGACGGCAGAACAACCTAACGTGGCTTTTGTTCCAAAACGTCCCCTCGCGGCTTCCCCAAACGGGTGTAGGCCACTGAGAGCTTGGCGGCATATTTGCCGAGCGCGTTGGAGAGTCGTATGCAAACGCAAAGTTCGCGGTCGCGTATAACTTGATGCCAAAGTTTCTTGTAGTTTGATAAATTTAGCATTAGTTATTGACTCCCTCTGCTTTTTTGTAATGACGTCATCTTGGAACGTGTACCGTTTAGTCAACGAGTTTATCTGTGTACACCATTTATAGGTATACGGTGATAACCCATCGTGAATAGTGAATTTCTCATTCCGAATCTTTACGATATCGCGTTCTTTTGCGGCATCAAAAACTCTTCCAGATAATTCAGGAATATTCAGACTAAGGCGCATATCTTGGCAAAGTGCTAAGTGAAGATCCAACATTAACACGTCTGAATCAAACTCGTTTTTCATAATAACCTCGTTTTGTTGTTGAAGGTTAAGTCCTAGGCGGCGTTAAGCTTTAAGCTTTAGATCCGAGCTTCCAAAAATCTCGGTACGCAGCCATCGTGAGCATTGCTAACTGATCAAGCAAGGCATAGATTTCAGCCTCGGTATTTTCAGGAACAATCTCAATTTCCAACCGGCCGAGTGGGAAAACTACCCGACCATCGGATTGAACTTTCGGACGAACGAGCTGTGCCTGTCTCTTTGTCTTACCGACATAGAGCCCGGTCTTCTGGTCAAGTGCCGCGGTTTTGATAGTGCGGAACGTTGCAGAAGCACGAGTTACAGCATTCGTGTTTGTGGAATCAACGACTTGAACACCGCCAGAAATTTCAGCGCCATTCGGTACAAAGGACGTAGCGGTTCCACCGACTACAGAGACTGTACCACCAACTGGTAAACTGCAAGGTTGCAGAGCCATAAATCTACTCCATGATTTTTCCTACGTGAGTTCGCAGGCGCCCCCAAATAAGGGACATGTTTGTGGCATCAGCTACTAATTGTTCGCGCCATGCCGGGTTAACAACGGGAAAGTTTGGACGTTGTGAATTCACTGACCGAGCTAATTGCTCAAACCGCGCACCCCCTATTAATTGGGAGTTAGCGTTGCACGGTATTAACCACGATCGACTAGAACCAAATTTTATATTGGCTACAGAAGAACTATACGTGGTCTCAATCTTTCTTGAACAATAGGAACCGAAGGTTT